AGAATCCAGGCACGATAGCCACGGTCATGTAAATGGGTAACTAAACCATCTCTAAGGTCCTGTGTAGGGACTGTTTATATTGTACTACTTGATTTTAATTGTCTTAGGCTTTTTATCTTCTGGAACAACACGATCTACATTGATGTGTAGCATACCGTCCTTCATATCAGCCCCTGTTACTTCCATATATTCTCCAAGTGCAAAGGATCGTACAAACTTACGACCTGCAATACCTTTGTGAACAACTTCTGCATCTGTAACTTCAATAACCTCACCCTTAATAATAAGTGTTCCGTTATCTACTGAAACATCAATGTCATCTTTAGTGAAGCCTGCAATTGCAATCGATATTCTGTATGTATCTTCATCTAGTTTAAGAAGATCATATGGAGGATATGACTGTGAGTTTACCTTGTGTGCTGTATTGAGACGGCTTAGTTCTCTGTTAAAGCCAATAAAAAAAGGATCATTGAAAAGATCCATAGCGAACTGTGTTACCATTTTATTCCCCTTTCAAGCGAATAAGTTAATGTACCCCCGTAGGCAGTACCTTACTATTATACCAAACTTTTGAGGAGATAGCGAGAATCGAACTCGCACATTAACCTTGGCAAGGTTACGCACTACCACTATGCAATATCTCCAGTGCTGGTCTGGTAGGGCTCGAACCTACGACTTTAGAATTAACAGTTCTACACTCTGCCAACTGAGTTACAGACCAAAACCTTTTACTTTAAAACATCAACAACTGTATTATTTTTGTTTGTATCTGACGTTGTAGCAATAGACTTTAGATAATCATAAGTCATTTGATAGTTGTTGGTATAAGATTTTGCCCAATACGCTGCAAAAGCGGCAGTTGCAGCAGAAGTTCCTGATACATTTTCTTTAGCAAGTTCATGTCTGCCAAGAGCATAAAAATCAAGTTCAGCAGAATCATTGTTATATGACTCTGTGTTTCCTCTAGGACCAATAGAACCAACTGCTATAGCGTCTGTTAGACATGCTGGATAGTTTATACGAGACTTATCTCTATCATTTCCAGTTGCAAATACAGAAGCCACACCCAAAGTTTTTAAAGATGCAATAGAAGACTTTAAACCAGAATCGAATCTATTAATGGCACAGTAGTTAGCGCCAGTTCTTACTGGTTTTTGACCAACAGAAGCAGAGACCGCTACTATATTAAACCTTGTCTTGTTGTTAACTACCCAATCAAGAGCCTGCTTAACTGTGCTATTAGCATTTGCAGCATTATATGCAACATTGCCATTCTTATCCATAGGAAATATACGAATAAATACAATATTAATATCTGGATTAGTTTTTGTAGCAACTAAAGACATTTGTGTTCCGTGTGCAAATCCTCCAGCGTACACTTGATTTGCTGGAAGTGTTGCTGATCCTGTGCCTTCCATAAAAGACTTCTTGTTTGGACAACGAAGTTCTTCCATTAGGCATACTTCATGAATAATCTTACCCTGCAACGCTGGCAAGGATGTGTCTACTGCTGTGTCAATAATAACGATTGACTTTTTATCTTCAGCATATGCTGGCTGTAAAACTGCCAAACTAATTGCTGCAATTAACCCCACTGCTATTTTTTTCATTTTATCTCCTTATATCATTAGACGGACTACATGACAACATGGGTCGCCACCGTCTTCCCATTCTTGAACTTCTTCTTCACCCATATATTGATATCCACCATCATGGGTATTGCAATACGGTTCTGTTACCCATCCCCGATCAATTCCATTTGTTAACCAGATACCAAATTCTTCATCTTCCACACTGTCTTCATTATGCATAATACAAGTATACCTTTAAATGCTTACCACGTCAACTGGACCCATACATGATGGGCTAAATTTAATTGCTGCAGATACCGCAGATACTACACGATTCCTTGCATTTTTTTGTTTATCGGTAGCATATAGAACACCATAAGCATATTCTGCACCAGAACCCATTGCAAGATAGGGCAAAGTGTATTTAGATAAAGACATATCTGCAGAACTGTGCTCATATATTTCACCACGTACTGCAATAATTAAACCAAGATCACCATCTTTGGATGTATCTACCCAGAACTCATTATAAAATTCTTTAAGTTCTTTGATAAACCTTGTTTGCATAAACCTATCTGTATCTTTAATGTTAGGTGCAGATGGTTTAAAGTTGTAGCGAATTCTTTCGCCATCCATTGCACCAGCATATCCAATTAAGTACGGACCAATTTTCCAAACCTTGGGAGCATCTAAAGCAAGGATGGTTCCATCATCTGATGCACCACGGTCACCAGCCATATAAATTTTATCTTCATGTTTTACTACAGCAATACAAGTCATGCAAAAACCCCTTTAGATGCGTATATTTAAGTATACCATCTACCCCAAATAGTGTCAAACAGGCTGTTATTTATTCAATAAAGTCATCTAAGTTATCAAGATCATCTGCTACCTGGCTAACTGCAGACTCAGATGTTTGAATAGATTGTGACTCATATGGTTGAGAAGATTGTGAATTATCTGGACTTCCGCCATTTTTACCAATTAAAATACCAGCAAGTGTACCTGTGATAAATGTTGCCACAGATGACAAAACATTAAAGAACATCTTATCATTTTCTGATTGCTCACCTATTGGCTGTGTTACAAAAACAAGGGCATAAAGAATACCCATTGTTGTAAACAATAAAATTGTTCCTAGTGTCATGCCAAGGAAAAACTTTAGTCTTGCATCTAATTCATCTGATGAATATCTTTTTTTACTCATTTACTCCCCCCTCCGCAGGATCAAAACCAAGTATATCTTTTGTACATAATCCATCTGCTAAACAGACTGGAACTGTACACTCTTTATTATACCAGTTCTCTGGGTCATGGCAGTCATATCGGTATCTATTTTCTAACATACCGCAAGATGTAAGCATCAATGACAAGGTGACTGTTGATACAAGGGCTATAAATTTTTTCATATGATTTATTATACTACTCTTCTTTATTTCTAAATGGACTAGTAATAATCCATAGTCCAGTAGTGGCTATAATTCCATATCCCACTATGGTTTTTGCACTACCATCAAGAACTACCCAAGCAATAAACATTCCAAGGAGAGTCCATGCCTGATCTATCAGATCTTTGACTATGTTTTTTAGTATTCTTACCATCTTCTTCCTCCTCTCGAACCTGGTGAATTGCTACCTGAGCCTCCACTAGAACCTCCTCCACCACCAGAGCCACTTGCTGCTCCCCCTGCTGCAACGGCTGCTGCGTTAATTGCCGCTCCTGTTGCTACTACTGTTGCTACAACCATATCTGTTGCCTCTTCTCTTTCTTCATCTGTCATATCAGCACCAATACTTCCAAGTGCTGCCAGTGCTGCTCCTGGATCAGTAAATGCTGCTTCTAATAATGCCCCTGGATCTTGAACCAATTCTACATTTGCAGCAACCTCTGCTGTAATAATTAATGCATTTCCATTTTCATCTGTACGAATTTCAATTGGTGTCTCTGCTGGAAGATCTGCATAAGATACTCCAGATGCCTGAACTTCTGCTGCAGAAATAGATTCTCCTGGCTTAAGATTTTCTATCAATGCTGCCACTACAATTTCTGTTTGTTCTTCAGTTAATTCTTTTCCGTCTTTAGCATCTGCAATTATTTCTTTTAATTCTTCTTCTTCTGCTTTTGCTTCTTCTTCAGCAGCCTTTTCTTCTTCTAATTCTTTTGCCTCTGCTTCTTCCGCAATTCTTTCTTCTTCTGCAAGTGCCTCAGCCTCTGCCTTTGCCTTTGCTTCTGCGATAGCCTCTTCTTCTGCTGCTATACGCTCAGCCTCTGCCTCTGCCTCTTCCGCAATTCTCTCTTCTTCCGCTATGCGCTCTGCTTCTATGCGTTCTGCCTCTGCTTTTGCCTCTGCTTCTGCTTTTTCTTCTGCTGCTTTAATTTCTGCTGCAATCCGATCTGCTTCTTCTTGGGCTTCTATCTCTGCTTTAATTCTTGCTGCTTCAATCTCCGCCTCTATGCGCTCTGCTTCTGCCTTTGCTTCTGCTTCTGCCCTAACTCTTTCTGATTCTTGTGCTGCTTGAAGTGCTGCAATTCTTTCAGCCTCCGCTTGGGCTGCTGCTGCTTGCGCTGCAATTAATGCTGCTGTTTCTGCTTGTATCCTTGCTGCTTCCGCTTGTTGTGCAGATAATTGGGCTGCTACTTGTGCTGCAATTTCTGCTTCAGTTGGTCCATTTGGTACTGTCACTGTTGATGTTTCGCTAGGCGAAGGCGTTGTTACGGTTGTTGTTTCTGTAGGAGTTGTAACCGTTGTAGTTTCGCTGGGTGTTGTTACAGTTGTTGTTTCGGGTGTTGGTGTTGGAATAGGTGATGGCTCTGGTGTAGGCGTTGTTGCAGTTGATGTTTCAGATGTTACAGTTGATGTTTCGCTAGGTGTAGGTTCTGGTGTAGGTGTAGGTTCTGGAGCAGGGGCTACATATGTAGAACCAGTAACAACATTTGAATTTGCAGAGTAAAGGGCAAATGTATCGTTGTCTGATCTAATATGAAATGACCAGACTGTTCCTGCTGGCATAAGTCCATCTAGCAAGGAATGATCAATTGTTATTGTTGTATTTAAAGAATTTGGTCCGCCAACATTTCCAGTAGCAATTCCCCAGCCATTGCACCCAGTACAATTAAAACTAATTGCATATCTTTCTGGCTGAGTGTTTCCAGTGTCTGGTGCTTCCCAGGCTAAGACTATTGCAGTACCACTGTCAGTCAATACAAGGTTTCTTGGAGGTCCTATTGTTTTTACTACTGGGGCTGCCTGCGAAGTAAATGCTGATGCTGGAATAATGTCCATAGATCCAGATTGATCCCAATGAAGGAATACATTTGCTCCCCCACCATTTTCATAATACATTAATTCTATTGTTTTAGGTACTCCTGCTGTGAAGGATATTGGATCAGTTGTAGTTCCTCCGCCACCCTTGTCAACCCAGTCATCTGCTACTAAGACTCCACCAATGTATAGCCTTGTACCATCATCTGCTGTTGCTAAGAATGATATGTTTTGAGTCGTATTGCTAAGAATTGACCCCGTAAATCGTACAATAACATCCTCTGATGGTCCACCTAAGACACTGCCAGAACCCCACTGAAAGTCAATGTTGGGTACATTTGTAGTTACTACTGGAGAGGCTCCCTGGGGTATGTATGGAGAACCATTTTGTCCCAGCACATTATAGACCTGAGCAGTCAAGCCTTCTGCTGCGTGTGCTTTATCAATTATTAAAAGCAGAGGAAATAAAGCAAGGGATAAGACCAATGCTACTCTCAATAACTTTTTAATATTTAACTCCTTATAGTCGTAGTGGTGATATGACTATTAAGGCTATTATATCATTTTATGGTACAAGAAAGGGGGCTAGCACTTGGCTAACCCCCTAAATTGTTGGATTAATTAAGCCTTAACCTTCTTTTGAATCTTAATGACCAAGTTAGTTAGGTAAGTGATTTGCTTCTTAAGAGAAGCAACCAATGTAGCAACTTGTGCAGAAAGTGTTGTAACTGCATCTACTGCTTCTTGTGCCTTTACTGTTGCTGCTTCTGCTGCCTTAGTTGCTGCTTCTGCTGCTTCTGATGCTGCTTCTGCAGCCTTTGCTGCTTCCTTTGCTGCATCTGATGCTTTGTTAGTAACCTTTGCTGTTGCAGATACATCTACCTGACCAGCGATTGGGAGTGTTGTTCCGCCCTTTGCAGTTACCTTAACTTCAGTTTCAGTCAAAGGCATAAATACCTTGAATGTTTTAACTGTTGATGTATCTGTTGTTACAGAAACTCCAGTTAGAACATCTGATCCTGTACCAAATGCGTATGATGAAGTAATTCCACCTGTTGCAAATAAGTTAGCGTGTGTTTTTGCAGACAATGGGAGACCTGCTGCATCTACTGGAGTTACAGTAATTGTTGCTGCCTCACCTGGTAGGTATTCAGCCTTATCAAAAGATAACTTAACTGCTGTGACTGTTCCTTCTACACGAGTAGAAACTAGAGCAGATGCAATTGTTCCAGACTTAACTGTTACTGCAACTCCGCCAGCCTTAACTCCTGTAAGAGTAAATATTGCTTCACCATTTACGATTGATGCTGCTGTACCTGAATCAGATACTACAGAGATATCGCTTGAGTAAGCATTAAGTGTTCCTGCTCCAACTGTAACGCCTGCTGCATCATATGCAACTGCCTTAACTGTTGATGCGTTTGCACCTACTGCGATGACAGATTTAACTGGAGTTGCTACGATTGAAGCAATATCTCCATAGAATGTTACCTTTTCTGTTGCAAGAACTGTACCTGTAAGGGTAGTAAGAGTAATTGTTCCAACTCCTGCTGTACCGTCAGCAAATACACCAATGTGATTGCCTGTAGGGATTACTAATGCACGACCAAGAGCAGTCATAGTTGTAGCATTTGTGCC